GGCCTTACTAGCCTCTCGCGGGCGGCGGAGTCATTTGCTCAAGTTCCGACATTGTCCTCATTTGCTAAGCCTGCTGGTTGGGCTCTTTCCGCACTTGCGGGGGCCGCATCTGCCTTTGGGTATGCCAAACCTAGTACAGAGGAAGCAACGACCAAGGTTATAGGCGTTAGTAATTTCAATATGCAGAATGATAATGGTGTCGATATGTTTCCGACTATGGCAATGGATGCCTCGAATAAGATGTCCATTTTACCTGGATATGCGGGAACAGATTTGGACGAGATGTGTATTAATCACGTTGCACAAATTCCAGCTTATGTCGGTAGATGGAATTGGGCTGGGTCTGCATCGGCGGGATCTTTCGCTTTTGCTTACCCTGTTAGGCCTAGTATTGGTACCGTTTATGGTACCAGCGGCGCCTGGTCTACTAGGGATATGACGCCTCTTGCATTTCTCAGTCGACTTTTCCACTATTGGAGGGGTTCAATAGTGCTGACTCTTAAGATTGTCAAGACAACGTTCCATTCGGGTCGTCTTCTTATCATGTATAATCCTTCCGGTGCTAGTGTTTCCATCACCGATTCCGCTTACTTGTTGAGGGAAATTGTGGACATTAGGGATAGCAGTGAGTTTCGTTTTGTTATTCCGTACACGTCCACTCATCAGTACCTCTCCACTGGAAACGACGCAACTGGGGGTGATACAATAGGCAATGTTTCCGTATACGTTCTTAATGAACTGGTGAACCCTGATACGGTTGCCAGTAGTGTTGATGTCCTTATAGAGGTTGGTGCTGGGCCAGATTTTGAGTTTGCATTTCTCAGCCCCATCCAGATGAGACCTATTATTCTCAATGGGTGGGCCCCTCAAATGGACGCGACCATACCTTCTAATAAATTAAGCAATCGTGGTGATCAGAATCAAGGTGTTGTCGCGATAGGCTCCGCGTCTATACCACAAGAGGATCTTACTGCTGCTGAGCATTGTATGGGTGAGAAGGTTAATTCACTCTTACAGCTCATGAAGCGATATTGTCCCCTACAATGCAACGGTTTTATTTCGCCCGTTTATAGTTGGTTGTGGCGTGCTTTCACTAATGGCGCCTTTGTGGATACTGATGCTCTTGGGCTTCCAAATTATCCAATTGGAGATTATGTTAGCATTCTTGCTCCATGCTATGCTTACTCTCGTGGTTCTGTGAGAGTTTATGCTTTTGATCTTGGCAATCGTGAAACTGTCGATCCAAAAGTTGTTTGGACTGAGTATTCTGATTCCGGCACTGTCCTGGTTGATAGTAGCAGCAACATGATTTCCACGCCCGGTTATTGTCGTAATTATCAAATGAAGGACCAACC